TTACACTTGTTGCTACCCGCCAGTCTGGAAAATCAGAAGTACTATCAAACGTGCTCGCATCTATGATGGTTATTCTTCCTAAGTTGTCAAAAGTCTATCCAACCTGGCTTGGAAAGTTTGATAAAGGATTCTGGTGTGGGGTGTTTGCTCCAGTAGAAGACCAGGCTGATACGGTATTTAGCCGTATTGTAAATAAACTTACTAGCGATCACGCTATGGATTTTCTCCTTGACCCAGAAATCGATGACAAAGCCACATCTGGTGGGTCTCGTGGTAAGGGAAGGATCATAAGCCTTAAGCATTCAGGGTCTTTGTGCCGTATGCAAACCTGTAACCCTAAGGCAAAGATTGAATCTAAAACCTACCATTTTGTGCTAGTAGACGAGGCTCAGGAAGCCGACGAGTTTATGATCACTAAATCAATCAAACCCATGTTGGCGTTCAACAACGGGAGTATTGCCCTTACTGGAACCGCAACTCGTAACAAATCCTATTTTTACAAAATGATCCAGTTCAACAAACGCCGTGATGTCAACTCTCGCCGTAATCACCGTCAGTGCCATTTTGAGTACGACTGGAAGACAGCCGCAAAGTACAATGACAACTACGCAAAATTCATATCTAAGGAAAAAATAAGAATCGGAGAAGATTCTGACGAGTTCCAAATGTCCTATTGCAATAAATGGATTCTTGAAAAGGGAATGTTTGTTTCAGATGAACGTCTATCACGCATGTACGACCAGTCAATGGGCCTCGTAAAGCAGTGGTGGAGAACACCAGTTGTCGTTGGAATTGACGTAGCAAGATCTAATGACTCGACAGTAGTAACGGTTTGTTGGGTTGATTGGGATCATCCTGATGGCTTTGGGTTCTATGAACATAGAGTCCTAAACTGGTTGGAGATTAACAATGAAGAATGGGAATCCCAGTATTTTGAGATTATTGACTTTCTTCGCAATTATAATGTGTACAGAATTGGTGTTGATGCCCAGGGTGTTGGCGGTGCTGTAGCAGAGCGGTTGCAAATTTTGCTTCCAAAAATTGAGGTCCTTGCTGTTACCTCAGACGCCAAAAACCAAAATGAACGTTGGGTTCATCTAACTGAACTTATACAGCGTGACCAACTCATCATCCCTGGTCACTCAAAAGCACGTCGTACACGATCATGGAAACGCTTTAATCAGCAAATGTCAGACCTAGAGAAGGTGTACAGAGGACCCTATTTATTGGCCTCAGCACCAGAAGAAAAGGGCGCTTTTGACGACTACCCAGATTCCTTGGCTATCGCATGCGCTATGTCTGTCGCTGACACCATGCCAATGGTGACCGTATCTGAGAGTCCGTTTTTCAGATAAGAGCATCAAAACGTGGTAATCTACATATATACACGTCCATTCCAACAGGAGGATAACCTATGGCTGTAGCCCCCGCCCCAATGTTCCCAGAAAAGGGTGACCCACAATTTGAGCGCTCACTTGCTCCCAGCATTCCCATGAACCGTGGTCCACTCCGCTTTGAGGAAGGCGTAGCAACTGACACCGACGTTCCCATGGACTTCAGCATTGGCGCCTACCAGGACACTGCTCCTTCGCCAATGCGGGTGAACCATAACAACCCCGAGATGTTCTACAAGTACCCTGAGGAGACCATGCGTGAGCGTGCTCACGTTGGCTCAGCTACCTGGATTGAAGCCCCTGACCACCTCCAAGAGTTCGTCATGGGTTCAATGTCAGGCGACGGCATGCCTCAGTTTGAGTACTCCTATAACACAGGTGGGCACATGAATCTTCCCAACAAGACGGTTGTTTCTGGCTGAGATCTGATACAGTAAGTGCTCCACCAAAAAGGAGCACTTATGAATATCCTGCAGATTGCAGCAGCACTCAAATACCTTCAGCGTGTAACAGCTCGTGGAGTTGAAGAAGAGCAGGAACTCTACGCACTAATACAAGCACTTTCAAATGCGTTGCATAACGCAAAACCTGTGTATACTACGAGTGGCACAACTGCCGCATAAACACACTCTCAATCAGAGTGGTATCACAAGGAGTATTAGATGTCAGATTCCAACGGTCTTATCAAAGACTTAATGGAGCGTCACACGGGCTCTATGAAACAAAAGTGCTCGTACACGCGCATCAAAGAAAACCTTCCAGCTGATGAAGCTGGGGCTGTAGAAAACGCAGAAAAGGCAATAAAGACTGACTCTGGTAACGGTAGAGCAAAGATCTACTCTTGCACTTGGTTGTCTGAAATCCTAACCAAGAACGGTTACCCAGTTAGCTCAAGCACCATTTCTCGTCATATGAACGGGCGGTGTGGCTGTGAGTGATCTTGTTAAAGCGTTGACCGTTGCACCTGAATGGCCTGTAGTACAGCCAGGACCATCTGTACGAATGCCGAAACTGACGGCAAAAGCATCATCTAACAAAGATGGGTATGAAACCTGTGTGGTTCTACCAGACATGCAGATTGGTTACTTTAGAGCTCGTTCTGGTGAGCTAGAGCCAACACACGACGAAGAAGCAATCGATATTGCATTTTCGATAGTTAAGAATCTAAACCCAGATCTAGTGGTTTTGGTTGGAGATAACTTGGACTTTCCTGAATTTGGAAAGTACAGATTAAGCAGTGCGTATGCATTGACGACGCAAGCGTCCATAGACCGGGCTACAGTACTTTGTGCTCAATTACGCACGGTTGCTCCAAACGCTAGAATAGTTTGGTTAGCTGGTAACCACGAAGAAAGATTGGTGAACTTTGTCCTCGACAATGCGAAAGCAGCATTCGGCATCAAGCGTGGTAACACCCCTGACTCTTGGCCTGTTCTGTCTATCCCTTATCTCTGCCGTTTCGATGATTATGGGGTGGATTATGTACCGGGCTATCCAGCGGGACAATTTTGGATCAACCAAAGACTCCGGGTCATCCACGGCACAAAAGTACGCAGTAACGGGTCTACAGCGCATGCCTACCTCAACACAGAGAAATCCTCTGTACTATACGGGCACATCCACCGCCGCGAATGGGCGGAGCGTTCACGCGACGATTTCGATGGACCCAAGACTATCATGGCCGCATCCCCTGGTACGTTGGCAAGATGCGACGGGACCGTACCCTCCACTAAAGGGTCCATCGACTTGGATGGACGGCCAATGACCATTGTTGAAGATTGGCAACAGGGTATTGGTGTTGTGACTTACCAACCCGGTGAGGGAAACTTTTTCTACGAGCAAATACCGTTTCATAACGGAACAGCATTCTTTAGAGGGAAGTTTTACAATGCACAAAGCCAAAAAGTCTAAGAAACCTACTATTCCAAAGCTTGCTTTAATTACATGGCTTGACGCCTTTGATGGCCCTACTGGGTGGGTGGACCCCACAGAATACAAGCCCCACCCAGTTCGGCCAATCTCAATTGGTTGGGTAGTAGAAGACTTTTTGAAAGACCACATTACGTTAGTTGGTACGTGGTTAGCAGACCGTAACGAGTTAGATAGTAAGGTTTATTACAGCAATCCTTCTCATATCCCGTTAGGGATGGTACAATCAATAACATACATTGACGTTCCAAGTTCTATAGAACAACTAATCATTAATGATCTAAACACCAGGGGATTTAATGCCGATTGATTTCTGGTCACCGAGTTACAGAGCTTCTTCTAGTGACTTAACTGTTGCTATATCCCCTCTTGGTCTGGTTGAGCTTGCTGACGAAGAGTTTGAAGTACATGGACCTCGCTTAAACCGCTATAGTGCATGTTGGGCATGGTACCTTGGTCACCACTGGTCATATCGTCGTGAGCAGGGCGAACAAAACATCACCCTAAACTACACTAGAACTTTTGCCGATTACATTACAAACTTTTGTTTTGGTAAGGGCGTTCAATGGAAAGTTCCAGAGCAAAACGCTGCAATTATTCCCCACCTACTCCACAAAGTTTGGGAAGTAGACAACTCTAAGCACAACGTTCTATGGGAAATGGGGCAGCTTGCTGGAGTAACAGGTGACTGCTTTGTCAAGGTTGCTTACGAAGAACCCTTTATTGATCCTCTAGGGATTATGAACGAAGGGCGAATCAGAGTAATCCCATTAAACCCTGCCCACTGCTTCCCTGAGTACCACCCACATGATCGTGATCGTCTTCTGAGGTTTAAGCTCAAGTATCGATTCTGGGGGACTTCTCCAGAAGGTACACGGCAGGTATACACCTTTACTGAAATCCTTACTGATGACAGTATTGAGCAATACATCAATGATGAACTAGTGGATCAGTACCCTAACCCAATTGGCCGTGTGCCAGTAGTACATATTCCAAATATGACTATCTCGTCGTCACCTTGGGGTCAATCTGACATTTGGGACATAATCCCACTTAACCGCGAACTAAACGAAAAGATGACCGAAATATCGGACATCATTAACTACCATGCTGCTCCCGTGACAATCATTATTGGTGCTAAGGCAAGCCAGCTAGAGCGTGGACCAAAGAAGGTTTGGGCTGGGTTGCCAAAGGATGCGTCAGTTACAAACCTAGAGTCACGTGGTGACATGGCTGGAGCTCTTCAATACATTCAGTTCCTAAAGCGTGTTATGCACGAAATAACTGGAGTACCAGAGACCGCCCTCGGCCAGTTCCAACCAGTGTCTAACACTTCTGGTGTAGCTTTGTCAATCCAATATCAGCCGTTGATGAATCGCTACAACATGAAGAGAATCCATTTTACAAAAGGTCTGGAAAAGATTAACGAAATAATAATCCGAACTGCTGCAATTTTCCAACCTGAGCTTCTTATTTACGACCCCTCTAAAGCCGAAGCACCAGAGGGTGATCAATTGCCACAACTTGACCCATCTGATCCTTTGACATACAAGACTCAAATACACTGGCCAGAACCACTACCAGTTGATGTGCTTATTAAACTTAACGAAGCTCAGGCCAAGATGGCGATGGGGCTTGAGTCCAAAGAAGGCGCTATGCGTATGTTGGGTGAAGAGTTCCCACGTGAAAAACTTGCTGAGATATTTGAAGAATTGCGAGATGATGCTATTGATCAAGGAGCGCTTGACATGCTTCGCGCACAGATCAACCAAGCGGTCATGCTTGCCACAGGCTTGCTACCTGGCCCCGAGGGTACCAGCACGGTACCCGCTGGAGGTGCTAATGTAACAAGTGCAGGTTCTCCTGCCCAACCTGGAGGTACCTTACCGGGAACCCAGGCGGTAGGCGGTCCTGTAGAAGGAATGGTAAACAATATAGTTGCAAAGGCATACGGAGCTAGGTTTGCCCAGCGTCGTGTTCCTGACGAAGAATAAATAGTTGTTTTAAATCAGTCATTATCAGCCCAACTAAAAGAGGTTAACTTATGTCAAAGTTTGAAGATGGTATTCAGGTTCCCGTAGATCCGGAAGAAGCTCCGGCTCCAAAGGTTCAGGAAGAAAAGTACTTCTCTGAAGAGGACATCCAAAAGGTGCGCCAGCAGGAGAAGGAGAAGATGTATAAGCGTCTAGAGGACGCTGATCATCGTGTCAAGTCAATGGAAGAGCAGTTAAACCTGCTTAGTAGCGAACGTGAAAAGGCCATTAAAGAGGCCGCAGATCGCGCTAAGAAGGAAGCTGAGCTCATTCGTCAACGTGAGCTTGAAGAGCTAAGTTCCAAGGAACTCCTCATGAAGAAAGAGGACGAGTGGAACCAGCGAATCAACCAGGTCGAGAACGAATGGGGCCAGAAGTTTGCCGAGCTTGAAAAGCAGCGGCAGGCTCAGGATGCCATGCTTGAAAAGGAGCGCTATCTCCAGCAACTAGAGGCTTACCGCCAGAGACGTATTCAGGCGGAGTCAGAAACCATCATTCCAGAGCTGCGCGATCTTATTTCAGGTAATACTGAAGAGGAGATTGAACACAGCATTACCGTACTTCGTGATAGAAGTACTGCTATAATTGAATCAATCCAGCAAGCGAGTCCCCCTCGCTTGAAGGGGGCTCCGGTAACGGCTCCTCCGTCTGGGCCACTGGACAACCAAATGGAATACCAAACGGTTAGCGCGGAGGATATCCGCAATATGCCGATGGATCAATATGTAAAAATGCGTGAAAAGTTACTGTCAGCAACACGGTCTCAGCAACGGGGCCGCTACTAAACCCAAACTAACCCTATCCATCGGAGGATATTAACATGGCATTACCCGCACCAGCAGGTGGAGCAATTACAGGTACAGCTACCGGTTCAGTGACCGGTTATACTGACGGTAGTTCCGCTCTATCTCCCGCAATCCAGCAAATTTGGTCAAAGGAAATCCTATTCCAGGCCATGCCCGTGCTTCGCTTTGAGCAGTTCGCTGTTAAGAAGACTGAACTCGGTGTCATGCCCGGTTTGACCATCAACTTCATGCGTTACAACAACCTGTCAGTTGATGAGTCAGCAGGAGCAACCCTTAGCGAAGGTACCCGTATGGAGCCCGTCGCTTTGTCCGCAAGCCAAATTCAGATCACCGTAAGCGAGCATGGTAAGGCTGTTGCCGTTACCGAGTTGCTGCTCAACGCATCATTCGATGACGTTATGGCATCAGCTTCTCGTCTACTTGGTCGTCACATGGCCCAGAGCATGGACATCCAGGCTCGCAACACCCTCTACAAGAACGGTGTACCGTTCGGTGGCGGATCAGCTGTTCCTCCAAGCGTTGTGTTTGGTCGTAATGCTGCTACCACCCGTGGAGCCATCAGCCCCTACGACGCTGGCACCCTAGGTTCAGCTTCTGCCCCCGGTTACCTCAGCCCCGCCTCCATCAAGGACGCAGTTGAAGTTCTCGCCGGTCAGAACATCCCCCGTTTGGGCGACACCTACGTCTGCTTCGTACACCCAAGCCAGAGCCGTTCACTCCGTGACTGGCCTGAGTTCATCGAAGTCACCAAGTACGCTGCCCCCGGCAACTTCATGCTTGGTGAAATCGGTCGTCTGTACGACGTAGTGTTCATCGAAACCACTCAGGTTAAGAAGGGCTTGGACGCCACTGCTGCTTCCGCTCCTCTGTACGGAATGGGTTCAACACTAGACACCAGCGCTACCTCTGGCTTCCAGGAAAACGCCGAGGCTTACAACGCCATCATGATCGGTGACAACGCTTTCGGTCACGCAATCAGCCTCCCGGTTGAGCTCCGTGACGGCGGTGTCATTGACTTCGGTCGTGAGCACGGTCTTGCCTGGTACGCCATCTGGGGATTCGGTGTAATCACCCACGAAAGCCGAGTAATTCTCAACACACTCGGTGGCGCAATTTCCTGAACTTAACGTTCAGATGATGTAGTATGGTGGGGGGTAATTCCCCCACCATATTGCTTTATATGGTAAAACTAAAAGGAGAACACAATGCCTCGTAAAATTACAACAACAACAAATTGGGCAGAACCCGCTGAAGAGCAGGATGAAGTAGTAATCGAAGAGCCCGTTACCGTCTCTAGCACGGACGGGGACTTTGTTAAGGCCCGAGTAAAGGGAACCTGGCTCATGATCTGGGGACTAACAAGATTTGACTTCAAGGACGGCAAGACCTACAAGCTTCCAAAGGATCTTTTTAACTACCTTCGTGCAAACGGAAACATTTACGACACTATGGCTTGAGGTGTAAATGCCTTACATAATCCCTAACGCAACTGACGTTGACGGTACTAAATTTATTGCCCTGGATCAAGCTGAACCAGACTCACTTGATTTTCAAATTTTGGGTGATAGATCTACTGGTGTATTGTCTGGGTGCGCAGTAACTTCCTCAACGTCATCTGGCTTAATTGCCATCGCTAGTGGATTTGTAGCCCTCAGAGGAGTAGTGTACGAAGTTTCTGGAGATGCTGGTAAGGCACTAAGCGCCGGTCCATCATCTGGATATAGGTTTGATGCTGTTGTTGTTAGGTGCACACCGGCAACAAACACTGCGACTATCACAATTATTGATGGTGTTCAAAGTGTTACAAACCCAACTTATCCTAAGTCAGCAGCACGTCTGCTAACTACCACTGGGGTTAGCACATCTACGTACATCACAGAAGACGATGTTGTTTTGGCTATGGTGTTCCGTCAGGGAGCAACCTCTCCTTCAAACGCCAACATCGTTGACAAGCGTGTAAACGTCCCATCTACCACAAGCCTCCGTGGGAATGCAGTGCCGTCAAACGGTATTGGTTCAAACGGCGATTTTTACTATAAAAACGCTGTAGGCGCTAGTTCATCAGGTGTGTACGTTAAGCGTGATGGGGCATGGATTGAGCTCCTACTAAGTGAGGACTCTGGGTCAGTAACACCTATTGGGTCAATTATTATGTGGCCAAGTAACGCTACGAGCCCAAACCCTGCTGGTAAAACGTTTTGGC